TGGCGGACGCCCTAAGAGGTGGAAGAAGTCTCTAAGAGCGGCAGATGAGGACGGGCAAACGCTTGTCGATACGGGGCGTCTTCGGGCTTCGATAAGGTGGGGCCAGTTGGTAGGCAATGACGGAATCGTTATAGGCACGCCGGTCGAGTATGCCGAACAGCATCAGGAGGGCTTTCGCGGGCTGGTTGCTCTCCCGGCAAGAAGCAGGACAGTGAAGAGATTTTTCACAACAAAGTCTGGAAAAGAAAGTAAACGGCGCAGATCTGAAACCGTGACAACGGCGGCAAGCACTCGCCGGGTCAATATCCCGAAGAGGCCGTTCTTGTTGGTTCAGAAGGAAGATGTCGACGGAATCGAAGTGTTGCTCCATAAGTTATTGGAGGAGAATTGAAGGATCTGCTAAAAGCCATAAGGTCGGCAATTTTAGACGATGAATTGTTTTCTTATTTGGAGGGCCGCGTTTATATTACGGTCGAAACGTCAAGCGCGTCGTTCTATCCTCCGTCGTTTTCTTGCCCTTGCGTGGTTGTGTCTCCGGGTGTGTTTGATATCGAGTGGCTTCCGGCAAATACTACCGATGAAACAAAGTTTGTTCAGGTCGCGGCCTATCGTTACTTTAGGGAAACGGAAGACGCATTGCTTGGGGCTCCGGGCGAAAAAGGCGTGCTAGAAATGAGTGATGATCTGAGGAAGTTTATCGTTCATAGGGACCTAAGTTTGGGCTATGACGAATCAGAAGTTCAGAGAGTGGACAGCCCGCAACCGTTTGAGATTAAGACGCAAAATGATATCGTCATGAGGCAGTTAATGACAATTATTTATACGAAGTTTCAGTAAGGGGGAATTATGGAAGGTTGCACGATTGAATTTTTAGGGAAAACGAATATTGACTTGCATTCGGTCGGGGATTTGGTCAAAGGCAAGCCGCTTCCATGTTCTCGCGCTACCGCATGGGAATTTAGGCATGACAAAATGTTCCGAGTCACAGGACTTGAAAACAAGGCGAAATTACAGCCAGCAAAAGAGATGAAAGGGGGAACTGAATAATGCCTTTACAAACTTACTTGAGGAGAGAGGGCCAGCTTTTCGTCGGGGAACAATCGGCATGGGGTACATTGAAGTTCCCGGTTCCGACGGAAGCGATGATCTTCGATAAAATTTCAATCGAGTACGATGATGAGAGTGAAGCCAGAACAGACGTTTTCGGAACAAGATCTGAGGGCGCAACAATCATCGGTCGCCGTTCGGCAAAGTGGAGCATTTCAGGCTTCTTCCTCCCTTCAGGTTCAGCCGGGGTACTGATGGACGCATCCCCGATTCTCAAGGGCATTTTCGGGACAGAAACGGTTGGGGCTGATGTGCAATACGCATTTGAAAAAGACCTTGAGACTGTATTTAACGGCCTGACGATTTTCCATTTTGGCGGCCACATGATGACGGGCGCGGTGAATTGTATCGTCAATGAATTGTCGTTTACTGGATCGGGTGGGGCTCACGCAACATTCGAGGCATCAGGAGAGGCGACGACAGTTGTTTACGCCGGGACTTCTACTGTCCCATTGGGGGCGGCAAGTGCGGCGACCACGTTTGACGTTTTGGCAGGTGATGGGCCGAAATACTCAAAGGATGCACACGTTGATATTGGGACGGATACAAATAGGACAATATCATTGGTCACGGGCGACACTATCGTATTCGCCCCGGCTCTTTCTGGAATTCTTGCCACAAACGCGGTAATAAAGCCACATCAACCGACCGGGATCACAACAGGGCAAGTCGTCACAAAAACAGAGGGCTCGTTTTCTTTGGGTGGGAAGACAATCAAATTGCTTTCGGGTTCAGTGAAAATCTCCGATCCGTCGAAAATCAGGAACGATGAGTTCGGTGACGGCATCGCTACGGGCTTTGATTCTATTGGGCAAAGGCAAGTCACTTTTGAGATGTCAATGAGGCTCAGAAAAGACAATTTCGAGCAATACGGACACGCGGTATTGAAGACGAAGCAAGCCCTTGTGTTTACAATCGGGAGCGTTGCAGGGCGAAGGCTCCGTCTTGATATGCCAGCGGCGGAAATAACCATCCCCTCGATTGAGAGCCCTGACGATTCTCCGTCAACTATCCAAATATCCGGGGTGGCAAAACCAACAGCGAACGAAAACGAGCTTGTCGCAACGCTCGACTAGAAAGGAATTCGAATGGAAATACCATCTTACATCTATAAGCCTGAGTTCGATGACAATAGGGACTCTGAAAATCCTTATACCGTAGAGATCACGCCTCTTTCGGCGGGAGACATTCAAGGTTACGGCGACTTGATCGAGGTAAAGCCGGTCAAGGGATTCAGGAACAAAAAAGAATCAAACATCGGAAAGATCCAAAAGAAGCAGTTCGTTGATAATATCGGCGAGATAACCGGCTTGAGCGATCTACTTACCGGGGAGAAAATCACCGGCGCGAAGCAGTTATATGAGGCTCCGGGCATGTGGGATCTGGTCAAGGAACTATTGAAGGCAATGGAAGACGCCTCTGTATTGAGGGACGGGATTGAAAAAAACTCCGTATAGCTGTCCGGTATGCCGTCAGTTCCTTAAACTGGGATTGCAATGAATGTCAAGCGGATGGCTTGAACGTGATGAGGAATTGCGAAAATGCTTTCGATGATGCAGACAATGAACTACCCGGCGGGATGCTCGTCACAGAATGTCCTGTTTCGCTTATTGATCCGGTTTCATCATGGTATATCGACAGATTTTGGAGCTGTCATCATATCGAAATCGGTTATGCCTCGGCATGTGTAGTCCGGGATTCGTTTCTTTACTCCGGGGGCGTCTTCGATCAGCCGAACAGCATCGTGGAGGCTTTTGATGTAATAACGGACGAATATCAGAAGCATTTTCGTAGAAAAGAAAAAGAGGCGATGAAAAAATAATGGGTTCTTCCTTCAAAACTGAAATTGTTATTGCCGCGAAGGATCTAGCAAGCCGGACAATGAAGAAGTTCGGCGGCACGCTCGACACTGTAAAAAGAAAGATGTTCAACCTGAGATCAGGCATCGCAACTCTAGCGGGCTTTGCTGGTCTTGGGTTTCTGGCAAAAAGCCTCATTTCGACGGGCTCTTCATTTGAAAATCTAAGCATACAGCTTGAAGCCCTAGAAGGATCGTCCGAAGCTGGACGGGTCGCTATGGATTGGGTCAGGGACTTTGCCCGTGAAACCCCTCTTTCCCTTGAGGGCGTGACTCAGGCTTTTGTGAAGGCGAAGGCTTTCGGCCTTGATCCAATGGGCGGGACAATGCTCTCACTTGTCGATATATCGTCCAAGTTGGGCGGAGGTCAGGACAGGCTGAACGGCATTGTGACGGCGGTGGGCCAGGCATGGACGAAACAGAAGCTACAGGCAGAAGAGGCACTACAGCTCATTGAGCGAGGCGTCCCGGTTTGGGATCTTCTTTCCGAGGCAATGGGTAAATCGTCAGCAGAAATACAAGCAATGGCGACGAAGGGTGAACTAGGGAGAAAACAAATAAAGTTGCTGATTGATGCAATGGGTAATTCAGCAACCGGGGCGGCGGCGGCAAACATGACCACCTTCACCGGCCTATGGTCGAACTTCATGGATCAGATCAGTCAAGGAAAAGACGAATTTGCAACAGCCGACCGGGGCTTGTTTTCTTTGGTGAAGGGCGGGCTCACGGTGGGGATTAAAAAATTGAGTGAGTTCCGGGACTCAGGAGCTTTGAGGGAGTGGGGCAAAGGCGTCGGGGATACGATGCTCAACGCGGCGAAAAGAGTACTGCTTGGGGCGGCTGTCATCAGAGATGCACTTGAACCGATTTTCAGGGTTGCGGCCAATGGTATAAATTCAGTTATTGAAATATTCAATGGCTTGCCTTCGTGGATGAAGCCCCTCGGATTGATAGGGGCCATTCTTTTGGGGCCGACTAAGGGCGCTTTGCTGGTTGGGGCCATAGGGCTCTTAAACCCTATAATTGAGGGCGTTAAGCAGGTAATAAGAACCTTTAAAGGTGAGCTAGGTGACGCATTTGACCCGAAGCCGGTTGAGGATACGAAGTTATCACTTATCACCTTATCAGAAGAGGCGGAAGGCTCGCTAGGATCTATCGCTAGATTACAGCTTGAAGTGGAAGCCGCATTCGATAGTTTCGGTAAGAAAAAGGTCGCTCCGGTCGCCGTACCTGAGATCAAAGTTGACGATGATATCGCGGCAAGATTGCAGAAGGAACGAGAAAACGAGAGGCTTATTGCTTTAGTTCAAAGAAATGTCCGTGATGAATCGCGCGTTAAATTCGAGGAAGAAGATCTTGAATTACAGCGGGCTTTCAGAGAAAGAAAGCAGACGGAAGAGCTTGAGGCCGATGAGAGGGCGATTGATTTGAGGCGGCTCATATCTGAGTCGAGACTTGAATTGAGTGCCTTTGAAATTGCAACCCTTGAGGAAATGACGACATCGGCGGCGAGAAAAGAGCTGACCACATTGCGGAGTCTTGAGGATGCAAAAAAGAAAGTCAGGGACTCGGCGAATAAGAATTATCTCGGTGCTACATCGGCCCTTTTTAACGCTCTTTTTATTATCGGAGGATCGAAAAGTAAGAGCCTGTTCAGAGTGACAAAAGCCCTTAATATTGCGGAAGCTGTTACCAGCACATACTCAGCGGCGTCAAAAGCATTGAACGCGGGGCCGGTTCCGAACTTTCCGCTTGCGGCTCTCACGGTGGCGCAGGGTTTGGCGAATGTGGCAAGGATTAAGGCGACAAAGTTTGGCGGCGGTGGTGGTGGCGGCGGTGCTGTTTCGAGTGGGCCGTCCTCCGGGGGTGTTGGCGGAACTTCAGGTGTCACGGGCGGCATCCCGCAAACTTTCCCCGGAGGACAAGAAGGGAAACTTGAAATAACAGTTATAGCCCAAACATTAGACCCGGAGTCCATCGACACATCAAGAGTCGGAGAGGCCATTGCCGACAGCCTGGGAGAACACCTTTCCAGAAGCAACGGTCAAGCTGGCAACGTAACCATCCAGATTGAGGAGCGGGTTTAGTGTTATCGATTCCCCCCAAATTACAGCAAGCATTTGACCATGGAAACCTTGAGCCAGTTGTCTATGCCGAGATCACAACCAAGGTTCTTGATGCTCCCCCATCACAACAGACTCAGGTTGCCGTGAATGTGGATAATTCAGACCCCCGTGACGTTCAGCTTAACTATCCAGATCCCACACTAATCTCAACCCACTTGAGCCAAGGGCAGGTAAACAACCAATGGGGTCTGATGCCGATGGTTAGGGGAGGACATAGAACAATCATCGGCGCACAGCATTTTGTTTTGGGCGAGGACGTACAGCAAGCGACAAAGCTAAAATCGGCTACGGTAAAAATAACCACCCATACTCGTTTGGGCTCTACTGAGAGGTGGGAGCTAAAAGCCAGGATATACGGTGTAAATTCAAGCGGCGACTTGCTTGATACTGCTGGGCGGGTAATCGAAAACGATCCGATTCCCTTTGGTGTGCCAGCGACCAATATATTCACAGTGTTGCCGGGTGACTTCACCACATCGATAGAGTTTGATTTTTCAAGTCCTTATACCGACAAGCTTAATCCTGCTGGAAAATACTCGATTTTATTATATGCAGACCTAATTCCATCATCAGTCACACTCACACCAGGATTTAACATTAGATGGCATGGGACACCGAACGGAAATAATGCAGGAGATTTTATACGATTTGAATCGTTATTCAGAGGACCAGCGTTTTCCAACCTTTCGATGTCTCTCATTATTAAGATATTCCAATTCGACCAGGCACCTTCTCCCACTCTAGACATACAAATAGACCTGCAAGGCACGCCGATTGAGGATGGTGAGTGGTCAATACTTGATCGGAATTCAGTCATAGTCGACGCACTAACGGGGAATGTTCAAAATACCGATATCACCTATCACGGATGGGCTGGTGACGTTCTAGGAGCAAAGACCGTTGATTTAGGGGCCATCAACAAATCAGACCCGGACAGCCTCAGAATATCGAACTCAAAGGTCGCGGGATCGCTCAGACAATTTTACACCCTGGTAGCAACATTCAGTGCAACGACGAATGGACTTAGATCGCCTTCATTCATCGAAGCAAATACCGTATTTCCAGCCGTTGAGTCAGGGGTAAGCAAGAAGCTGAATGTGTCGTCTGCACCTCTGCCCTTCGCATTGCCAGCGATCAAAAAATCACCTTCATCTCCTACCAAATTGGGAACTCGTAACAGCATATCGACTAGAGGATCTATGTCCCTGTCATTGATTGATTTGGGAGAGGAAGTCACAAGGGCATTGCATGAAGTAAACATTAAAAACCTGCCTGTTGATGTTTATTTCGGACATAGAGCAAACGCCACAAGCAAGGCCGACTTCGTGCAGATCTACTCAGGAAAAGTCTTTGACTATACCTATTCCGAAGTCAATCCAGTTTTGGAAATCCAAGATCGGACAAAAGACCTTAAAGTGAAGATCCCGAAATCTTCTGGAGGGTTATTCGATACGACGCAAATCAGGAGATCATTCAAAAATCTGGAACTCACAGACGTTCTAAAGCAGATTATTGAAGCAGAAGCGGCGATCCCATCCCGATACATTGATCAAGCATCGATTGATTCAGTCGCGTTGTCATTGAAAGCAGGTGACACGAATTCGATCTGGATCACGCACAGAGTCCTCAAGAAAGACACCAATGCAGACAAAGAGGTTATGCAGATTCTAAAACTAATCGGGGCGCATTTGGTTAGCTTGGAAGATGGGAGGCTGAAAATGATTCAGTATCCAAGATCCGATACATCCGTTGCGACTTGGGATAAGAACATATTGGCGGCGAATGAGAGCCAACCCAAGTCCATTGAGGGGTCACTGGTCAATCAATGCCTAGTCCTTTTTGACAAAGATATGGACGGGAAGAACAGTGGCGTTCTTATCGATCTGGACGCGACAGCCCAAGACGATTGGGCACCTGGCGCAGAACACCTTGTGGCAGATCGAATCATTAAAACAGATTATCTCGGAAATGAGACCGAATTCAATGGAGAATCTATCGCAAGAAAGATTTCCAGGCGTGTAGTTGACACCTATAAAAACGGTATGATCCAGTATAAAGGAGAGACAGGGATTGATCAGTTCGCTGTTCAGGTGGGCGATTATGTCAGCGTCACGTCAACTGCTTTCCTGAAAAAATTTGAAGTCGGAATGACCTCAAAGCAATTCATGGTGATATCTAAAACACCGAATTTTGAAAAAGGGACTATATCTTGGGTGTTGCTGGAGGTGATCAATACAAACAGGCCACCAACGGCGGCATTCACAGCCAGTATACTTTCAGGATTTCCGAACCTGTTGGTTAATTTTACAGATACCTCGACAGACAGCGACGGCACAATTATCACGCGAGAATGGGATTTCGAATATGACGGGTTAAATTTTACAGTCGATTCAACCCTGGCCAACCCAAGCCACACATATACAAGCGCGTCAGTCGGAACTAAAATAGCCAGACTCCGGGTAACAGACGACAAGGGTGGAGTGGCAGAGACAGAAACATTGATACGAATCCTTGCAAGTCCTGTCGCCGTGATTGATTTTACGGTTTCCGCGCCGGATCAACCACTATTTGCTTCCCTATCTTCCGGGGCGCATGGGGTAACAGGGGCCATCGTGAAGGAGGAGTGGGACTTATCTTATGACGGGTCAACGTTCAATTCTGAGGTGTCTGGACCAACTGTTGAAATAAATCTTCCCTATCAGTCAATTCTAGTTGCACTAAAAGTCACAGATGAGGATGGGTTGACGAACCAAACCACCCTCACGCTAACCGGGAAAACCCTTGCCCCTGGACAGGTGACAGGCTTCTTTGTCAGTCAGTCCAGCGACAAGATTGTTTTTAACTGGAACACGAACACAGAACAGGATGTATTCGGCTACGAAATCAGGAAAGGAACAACCTGGAATAATTCGGTGCTGATCGCATCGGAAATCTTGACAAACGCTTTCATGACGGTCGCACCGCTCAAGGCCGGATCTCATAATTATCTCGTCAAGGCGATCAACACGACAGGCAGATATTCAATCACAGCGACCTCGATTGTGATCGTCATCATAGACCCTAGAAATCGGAACGTCATTACTTCTGCAGATAGGAAATCTCTCGGATGGGCAGGTACAAAAACGGGTCTGGTTTATGAAACAGCGAAAGATCAATGGTGGATAGGATCGACAGATGACTTAGTTTCGTCGGAGGTGGGTCTTGTATCAGCACAAACAGGAGTGCTTGGATTGCGTGGAACGAGGGTATCAGGGTCATTTGAGGGTAGTCCCGTAGACCTCGGAGCGATTATCAACGGCAACCGCCTTTCAATAGATGTCGATTCGGAGATCATACCAGATCCGGTCGGAACCTCGGTGGTTACTGAATATTCAGAGTCAGATGATGGAATCGCCTACAGTGCCTTTGCTCAGATCAGCGTGGGGGATCTCGGTTTCCGATTTGTTAAGGAAAGGGTCACTCTCAATAATGACGATGGAGCATCGAATGTTTCATTGAAGTCTGACATTTTGAGCATAGATGTGCCGGACGTTTTTGACTCTCAGGAAGACATGACCGTTTCGGTCGGTGGTACGACCATAAGCTTCCTTCGTATCTTCAACACCACGCCATCCATACTACGGCCGACCGTGAACATTACGATTCAGAACATGACCGCGACAGTTGCACTATACCCGGAGATTACGAGCGTCACAAAGACGGGATTCACAATTAAGATCCGCCGGATATCCGATAATGTTGATGTCGGTGGAACGATTGACTATTTAGCGAAGGGGTTTTAAATGCCTTACGACGTGCCATTACTTACAGATCAGGTTGATGTTGCCATAGCCACCAAGACGGCAGATGGACTCAAATCCTTACGGGACGGATCGGCAAACCACTATGCTGGAGCCACAGGGAACTCCGTTACCGGAACGGCCAACGCAATCATTCTCACAACCGATGTAGGCTCACCAGCACACGCGGCCTATGTGGATGGCCACGAGATATCAATCAGACCGGGATTTACGAATACAAGCGGCGCGACTATTGCCCTTGATGGTTTGGTGGTAAAGGCAGTTTTGAAACGAGAGTCCGGGGCAAAGGTTGCCTTGGTTGCAGGTGATGTTGTTCTGGATGTAGAGGTCAGGTTGACCTTTTCGACGCAGAGCGACGGGTGGGTTTTGGATGCCCCTGCAAAAATATCAGACTCCGCGTTATCGGCCAATGTCATACTGAGATCACATATTTCAAATTTACATGGTTCGACTTGGACTTCGGTGAGCACCCCCTTAAACAATAGCTGGTGGGCAATTACTTTTGGTAACAGTTTGTTTGTCGCTGTAGCTCTCACTCCGACAGGCAATACTGGCGTTATGACATCTCCAGACGGGATAACTTGGACTCTAAGAACAACTCCGTCATCGGATAGTTGGTTTTCTATTACTTTTGGAAACGGCCTGTTTGTAGCGAGTGGAGACGCGACTGGCGGTGTCATGACTTCCCCTGATGGTATAACTTGGACTCTAAGGACTGTTCCTTCTGCCAAAAATTGGCGCGGGGTCACTTTCGGTGCAGGAGTTTTTGTCGCCGTAGGAGATACCGGAACTGTAAATGATAAAATAATGACATCCCCTGACGGGATTACATGGACTTTAAGGACTGCGGCGGCTAACAATTCTTTTTGGGCTGTCACCTTTGGCGGTGGACTATTTGTAGCTGTTACCACAACTGGGCTTTTGAACCAGATACAGACATCTCCAGACGGGATAACTTGGACTGCAAGAACAACTCCAGCTAATAGGTCTTGGCACGGGATAGCCTTTGGAGGAGGTCTATTCGTAGCCGTAGCGATAAATTCCATTGCTGGCGATGTCATTATGACTTCTCCTGATGGCATAACTTGGACCCTTAGATCGGCGGGCACTAATATGAAATGGAGGTCAGTGGTTTACGGTGACGGTAAATTTGTAGTCGTGGGCGATGATCCGTCAGGAACAAGAGTCATGACGTCCCTAGACGGAACAATCTGGACTATTAGGACTCCTTCGGTTCAAAATAGCTGGTATGGAATATCATACGGGAATAATGTTTTTGTAGCTGTGTCTATTACTGGCACTGATGATAGAGCAATGGTGTCCATATAAAAGAGTTTTTTGTCTGGAGTTGAAAATGCTAGCTGAATTAGTCCTCACATACGCTCTTTTCTCAAACGTGCCTCTGTATGTCCGTGAGCAAGGGCCGCCCTACCGCCAAAGCGGAGTCCAGCTCGAAGTAACAAAACTGTTGAAGTATGGGTTCTCTCTCTTTATTGCCCCTTATCTCTGGTCTGCATCGGAGGATAGGGCAGGAAATGGTGGAGCGGTGGCGAGGCTTGGATTCACGCACAAAAAATTTACGATTCTTTTCGAGCATGAGAGCCAGCACAATTTTGACAGAGAAACGATAGACAGGCACATTGAGTGGGATGTCATTAAGGTTCGCTGGAGATTGAATTAGATGCCACCTGAATTGTTCATAAAAAACACGCTACGGATTGCAGAGGATGGGCTAGGGGATGGAACGGCCTACTACTCCGGTGCGAGTGCAGTTGTTAATCAGGCAAATAAGACCTTTGACCTGACCCCGATAACCAAAATAGACGATTTGACAACCCCTGTTGATGACACACTAAATGGTCATATCCTCTACTTTCCTTCGTCCAGAAACAAATATCACATCGTAGACTTTGTATCGGTAACGGATCAAGTAACGACATGGGAAACACCGGATAAAGCAGACATCGGGCCGTGGGAGGTTCGCAGGGCTTTAGTAGATAACAATGCTTTATCCGGCAACCCGGCTTTGAGGTTGGCGGATGGTCAGAGATACTCGGATTGGAGATCAACAACCGGCACAATACTTGAGGTCTCATTGCCGAATATGCTGATAAATGGTGGTGCCGAAAGTCCCAACCTCCTTGGTTGGGGATTATCTCTGGTAGGAGGAACTACAGGGACAGTTTCAGACAACACGGTTTCTCCGATATTGGGCGGCCACGATTTTAAGTTCACTTTAGGTGATCGGTCTTCTGTCGCCATCTTATCCGCAGGTTTCGCAGAAAGATTCAGGGCAGGGGAGACGTATCGGTTGATGTTCAAGGGACGGGCGGCGGCGGCTTTTATCCCTGGAGATCTTGATTTATTTTTTGTAAGTTCTCAGGGAAATATCACCGCGAAAGATCCGGTTTTTAGCAACATATCGAGTGGAACAACGTCTGGTGTTATTTGGAACCCTACCCTCGGAACTTCTAATGAATGGCATTCAATCGACTTTATTCCAAAGCATGATTTTGTTTACACTAGGCTATGGGTTCGTTCCAGATCGACGGTCGATTTGTTTCTTGATGAATTCTATGTTTACAGAGTGGTCGATGTAGGAGCCCTGCTGTTATTCGACGGGGGGAAAACAGGGGTGTCGGAAGAAGGGCCTCTTGTTACAATACGGGGCTCTAGGTGTAATCCCTCAAGAACGGGGCTTTCAGCCGGGGTCGATGATTTACTAATGGCGAACAATGTAAGGTCTTACACAGGGCCAATTTCGGTGTTTGAATTTCCGGCTGGTATTTTCCCCGTTTACACGATACGAATGGATTTTTTGGATCAATCATCGGAAATGCTTTTATGCGAAAAATGGGTATGGCAACATGGACCAAACAGACCAGTTTCGTTCGATGAAGAGCAGTATGACGAGAAGACGCACAGATCAAGATCAGGAGTAGAGAAAACGGTGAGGCACAGCCAAAGGCGTACATTTAAAGGCACCTATCCTTCAATGACTGAGATCGACCGACTAAAATTGGTCAACGATTGGAAGCCGTACCATAAAGACGATATTTACCCGTTCGGTATTAGAATGAGATCGACTGACCATCCTTTGTTAATGATCGATGACAGCAGGAATTTTGATAATAAATACTCAAACGTCCAGCCGGATTGGTCGTACAGATTTAAAGAGGTGATCGGATGAGGAAGCAGATAAAATATAAGGCCGGCTATCGTTATCAGGTTGTCGAGGACTATCACCATGAAATAAGATTGCCAGTGAAAGGGCTTGTTCAATGTGGGCCTTTTTTGGAGTGCGACAGGTCTGGGCTTTTAGTAAAGACGGGCTACGCTTCCGATGGGCCGACTAATGCACCTCATGTTAAGGGGGCGATGCGAGCAACAATAGGGGCGCACGATCCATTGTATCAGTTGATCAGGGCGGGCATTCTCCCTATGTCATTCCGTCCACTAGCTGATGAAGAAATGCTTTGCGTGAGCGTGGAGGACAGAATGAATGCGGTCTTGGCATCGGCGTTCTTTTTAGGAGTTCGGGCATTCGGTGAAAAATATGCAGAAAAAGAAAGTATAAATCCTGTTATCATTTCACCATAGGGGGCTCAATGGAGGACGCTGAACTCGAACG